CGATCTCTGAAATTTGCGCTCGTCGTAGAAGTACTTCACCACCTGCAGCTCATCGTCCACGTAGCAGCCGAACACAATCGTGTCGCACTTCACCGCGGGGCCCCCGTAGTCGGGCGAGACCATGAGGAAGGATTCGCAGCCCAGGCCGCGTAGCTCTGGAAATTTCAGGCGCCCCATGGACTTTGGATTCTTGCCGGGCCAATACAAGGGGCCGGTGCCCACACGCGCCACGTTCCCCTGGTGCACGGCGATCGGTTCGAGCTCGAGCGCGTCCCAGTAGGCGGTGTCGGGGCCGTTCGCGGCGGAGGCCCTGGCCAGGATTTGGGCGCTGGTCTGGCGGCGGATCTTGTAGGCGATTGCCCGTGAGCGGTGACTGCCATCGCCCAACTGCTCGAACACGCGCGCGAGGTAGCTGTGTGCGCGCGCCGCGTCCGCCTCATCGTCGAAGTGCCAACCGGCTTTCAAGCGGCCACCCTCGGCGGCCGGAGCAAGGCGCAGCTTCATCTTGTAGGCGTGCGCGCGCAGGAGCCCGGCGTCGTCGCGGCTCCAGCAGGTATTGAACCCTTCGTTGCCGCGGCTGTTCAACGACCAGCCGCTCGCCGCATACAGGGCCGCGTGGTCATAGAAGTCCGCGCAGTCGCAGACCTTAATGAACACGCCGGCCCGGCGCCAGACCTCGAAGTCCTGCTCGTCATCCGGGAACGTCTCGCCGGAGGGCATCCCCCCGAACCGATCCAGCAGCTTGAGGAGCTCGTCGTCGCCCACTTCCTCGACGTACTCCCTGAACGCCGCAGTCGTGCTGGCGGGAACGAGAGGGAGCGGCATGGCGAACACCCCACGCGCATTGATGCGCAGCAGCCAAGGGGCGTCATCGGTATCGAATGCGACCGCCTCGCACTGGCTGTGCGCGTAGCCGCACCGGAACTGCCCTTCGCGGTCCGGAAAGCCGGTGTAGCCCGGCAGCCGCACGCCCGCGATCTCGCGCCGGATCTCGCGCATGTAGCGCTCCGGCACGCGCATCGTGGCGCGTTCGAGCGGATCGTCGGGCAGTTCGCTCATGATCTGGCGGCCGTATCCGCCGACCACCTGCATGACCTCGGCCATGGCGCCGCTATACCAGGTGGGCCGGTGCTTCACGAACTGGGTGAAGGTGTAGATGCCGCTGAACTCGGGCCGGAAGTAGGCGAAGCGATCGTGATAGTCGATGCGAAAGCGCTGCAGCGCAACGTCCTTCGGCGGCAGCGGGTCGTCGCGATACCCGATCAGCCGGCGCCGCGTCTGCTCCGTGAGCTTGACGCCGACCCCCTCGCCCTGCAGCACCTGCGCGCGCGTGATCACGCCGGAGAACAGCATGGGCAGGTTCGCCTCGGCCCGGCCGGTGGGCTGGTGCTGCGGATGCTCATGCCGCTCGAAGACGAGCACGCGGAACACGCCGCCCATGTCCAGCGCCACCGCCTGCCGGCCGCTGGGCAGCTCCGCGACGCGCTTCAAGCTGTCCAGTTCAGACAGGGCCTTGAAGTTGGTCACGGACCTGGCCAGCCGCTCGACGACGGCGGCGTCTTCGGGGGACAGCTCCGCCTGCTCGGCAAAGCGCCCGTAGGGGCGCGGTGCGAGCATGGGCTAGACGGTCAGGCTCAGGCGATAGCCGATGTCGTAGGTGTCGCCGTTCTGGAACACGCGCGCGGCCGCGTACTTGGTCGCGGACACCAGGGCACCGGTGGTCCCGCCCTTTGCGTTGTTCGTCAGCATGGCTGCACCGGTCACGTTCAACTGCCCGGCGGTCGCGATGGTCACGCTCGCCACGGCTGCCATGTTGTCGATGGAGCCGGTGTTGGTGTTGGCGGAAGTCCACGCCGGCCGCGTTGGGCTCGTGTAGCCCTCGGTCAGGCTGACGATCTCCGACGCGACGGCCGCGAAGTTCGCCGCCGTCCAGTTCGACACCGGCGCAGCCGCGCCGCTGAACAGCGCCAGGAAGTAGCCGGCGGGCTTCGGCGTGGTGCCCAGCGCGACATTGAGGATGTGCGCCAGGCCCTCGACCACGATCAGGTTCTTCGTGCGCTGCCACGCGCCCTTGTTGATGCGGTCGAAGTACTCGCCGCGGGCGAGCACGCCTTGGCGAGGGAAGTAGACGCCCTCCTCGGTCACATCGAAGAGATCGCGGCCGATGTCCTCGGCCAGTTCGTTGCGCAGGGTCATAGGAAACTCCATGTCCTATGCCGCACTCCTGCGCAGCGATCGAAGCCCGGATGGCCCGGGCAGAAGGTTTCAGACTACCGCGGTCAGCAGCCGGCGGCCAAGCACTACAGAGGTGCCGGCCCGGGCTGTGATGCCGCGCAGCACGCCCGCGTGCAGTTCGACCAGCGCGCCGGCCGCAGTCCCGACGACATAGCCGTTCTCTGCCAGCCATACCGCCGCCGCGCTGCCGCCGGGCGTCAGGTCGCTGCCCAGCACCTCGGCACGCACCTCGACGGCGCTGCCGGGCACCGGCGCGCGGCTGGCCTTGCGCTCCAGCGCGAACTCGGCCGGCGCCGCGCCGCGAAGGAACACGACGTGATCGACCTGCCCGACCCACACGCCGCCGTCCACGGGCTGCATGAACGTGATGCGCTGCGGCATTTGCACGAAGCTGTGCCGCTCGTCATGCAGGTGGCACGCCATGGCCTCCGACCACAGCAGGGTCTTGCCTCGCGCGACCAGCAGCCGGCCGCGCCAGTGCGCCAGGTGGGCGCCGGTGGGCATCGGCGACAGGTGGCGGAACTGGGCCGGCGCACCGAGCCGCGGCAGGAGCGGCAGGTGGATCGTGGCCGTGCCCGCCGGCCAGTCGCCCGCGCGCAGCAGTTCGCCACCGTCGCGCCGCGTCAGGTAGAGCCGCGCGCCCGTCACCGTCGGATCGAGGCACAGCGGCATCGCTACCTCGAGCGCGCCGGCTTCTGGCACCTCGACGCTGGCCAGCGCCGAGGTGGCCGATTCGGTGGTGCCGCGCAGCCAGGCGACGGCCACGCCGTAGGCGCCCGGCTCGAGCGACCCCGCGCCGGCGGTCACGAGCGGCGCCGCCGGCGTTTCGAGCGCGAGGCGCTGCGCGCGCACACCGTCATAGACGAACAGCCCTGCGGGCGCTGCCACGCTCACCAGGTTGTCCAGCAGCGCGTGCGAGACGCCTTCGCCAAGGGCGGCGAGCGCCTCGTGCGACCAGTCCGCGGTATTGATCTTCACCCACTGCCCATCCAGCGTGCCGAACGTGTCGCCGTGAAGCGGGCTCTGCCAGACATCGCGATACGGGATGGGCGAGACGCGCCGCTCGCCGGCGCGGATTGCGGCGCCGCCGGCAGGCGTGATGTTGACGTTCACCGCGTCGCGGACGAACAGCCGCGGTGCGTCGCCGCCGCGCTGCATGGCCTTGTCCTCGGCCACGTTGTTCATGCCGGCGATCGGCATGAGGAAGGTTTCGGCCATCAGAAGGCTCCTTTTCGATACTGGTCGGCGTTGCCGTCCGGTCGGATGTAGTGCACTGCAGGCCACGCATTGGGCACGCCGAGCGCCGGCAGGTCGATCCCCACAGGCACCACCGCGCGCGGGGGCGGCCCAGGCGGCACGTAGGCATTGCGCACGCGCATGCGCTCGTGGAAATGCTCAAGGTCGTATTCACATGCGAACGCATCGAATCCTGGCGGCTCTGCCCCGCGCACGCGCAGCGAGATCCACGCGGCGCCGAACACCAGAGGCTCGAAGCCTCGGGGAATGGTTGGCATCGGCGGCCCGACGTGCAGCGACTGCCATTGGTACGGGCCCTCGCCGCGCGAGGAGCCCATGGCCAGCGAATGAAAGCCCGCGATCGGGAGCGTCCGGTGCAGGAGCGATGCCCAGGTCAGCCCGAACGAAAGGGCGTTCAAGCCGCCGGGCCTGACGGTCTGCGGGCCCGTGTATGCACCGCGGGCCACACTGGCAGTTCCGATCCGCAGCGCGTCCGACGCCGCGAACTGCGCGACGAACTGCCGCCCGTCTCCCACGTTCACCGAGCCGACGCGATAGGCCTGAAGCCCTGGCGGCTCGACGTAGCGGCGGTGCAGGTAAATCCTGTGCACCCCGATGCGCGCGGTGTCGCCGACGGTGGACGGCCGCAGCTGGCCTCGGTAGGTGCTGACCCACGCATTGCCGAACCGGGCGCCGGGCCCGTACTGGTTCGTCTGGCCCACGTAGTGCAGGTTTCCGGCGCTGTGATTGCGCTTCGCCTGCTCGGGCGCCTCCACCACCGCCCATATGGTGTGCGGAGTCACGCGCGCGGGCGACGGCTCGAACACCTGCGACAGCGGCCACTCGCCGACCTCCACCGTGCGCCTACCCAGCGTGAGCACCGGCACGCCGTAGCCATCCACCTTGATGCCGGCGTCGACCTGAAGCACGTTGCTCCGCACCTCGGCGTTGCCGAAGGCCGGTGCCGCCACGCCGAAGGCGTAGAGCACGTACTGGTTCAGCCCTGGCTTACCGAACACGCTTCCGGGCAGCGGCTCGTCGTCCTGCACGATCCATTGGGGCGAGTAGGGAGGCGCTCCCGTCTTCGTCACAACCAGCTTGTCCCCGATGCGCAGCAGGTTGTTCCCCGGAACCGCGATGCGTTGCGTGCGGTCGGCAACACGCGCCTGCCCGAACAGCTGCATGCTGCTGCCGTCCGGCGAGACCGGCCGCCACTGCAGCCGCACGAACGCATTGCCGAGCTCCTCGGCGTTCCAGCCGAAGGCGCGCACTTCCGGCGTGACGTTGAAGATCAGCGGCTCGCCGATCAGGTCTCGATGAGCCCACTTCGGCGCCACGATGTTGAAGTGGACGCTCAGCGCTGGCAGGCCGAACGCCGCCATGTCGTCGGGCTTCGGCTCGATGTAGCGCGTGTACAGCTTGACCTCGGGCAGCGGCACATCCGGCGGCTGGATCGCGTAGCGCGGCTCCATGCTGATGGAGCGGATCGCGAAGGCGATAAAAGCCGCGCCGTACGACGCCGAATCGATGTCGCCGAAGCGGCTGTAGTAGCGCCGGGTGTTCTCCAGCATGGCCGTGCCGAAGTCTTGGCCGCTCTCCCCTGCAGGCCGAATGACGCGCGCGGCGTTGTGCACGGCTGTCCAGCCCAGCACGGGCGGTGACTCGATGCCCTCGAGCGGCAGTCGGCGCACCCCGAAGGCAACCATTCCCACAGGCGCGGTGCCCGGATAGCCCGGCGGGACCATGCCCGCCGGCGCGACCACGCGGGCGTTGTTGAAGATCTGCGGTTCACCCGAGCGCGGCGGCACCACGCCGAGCACGAACACCATCCGACTACGGTTCTCCACCAACGTCCATTGCGACCAGGGCGGTGGGTTCAGCCCGTCGGTCGCATCGTAGTTCTGCACCACGAGCTGGCGCAGGTTCCAGAGCTCCGGCCGCCCCCATCGGAATTGCTCTTGGGTGTTCGTCTCGAACCCGGACGGCAGCACGAAGGCCAGGTGGTTCTTAATCGCCGTCGCGCCCCACGCTTCGCGGAACCCCAGCGGCGCCACCGTCTGCGACTCGGGAATGATCCGCGTCCCGAAGACCGCCGAGTCCCACCCGGGCGGCGTGAGGAAGCGCGTGCCCCCCACGCTGGGCCGCGCCACCGCATCGAGGAACACCCCGGTTGGCGACACCACGCGGGTGCCGTGGCTGATCCAGGCCGTGCCGAAGCCTGGTGCTGGAATGCCCGCGTTGAGCTGCGCGTACTGCCGGTCGTGGCTGACGCGGTTGGTGCTGGAGGTGCCAGTGGCCAGCAGTCCCGTCGGCAGCAGATATCGCGTGTACAGCCAGATCGTGGGGTTCGCGCCCCACGCTGGCGCTGCGATGTTCCCGGCCGCGACGTGGCGATTGCGGTTGATGATGGTGGGATTGCCCGCGGCACCCGCATTGACGCCGCCGGCCACCACCGGCCGGTGCTTGAGCTGCGCGACCAGCGCACCCACGGCGCTGGCGTTGAAGCCGCTCGGTGCCACGAAGGTGTGGAACTTCCACACGAGCGACGCGCCGACGCCGAACGTCGCGAATCCGCCAGGGCGGAGAAACTCCCGGCCATTGCGAAAGGCCGGTGCGCCTGGTTCAGCCGAGTCCCATCCCACCGGGAAGGCGAACTGGTTTTCGCTCGGCGGCCCCGAGCTGCGCACGAACTCGAGCGCGACCCTCGATCCAATGGGCGGCACGTAGCCCGCCTCACCGAATTCGAGCCCGACCTTCGAGCCGAGGGGCGGCACATACGGAGGCCGCGAGAGAAATGCGAAGGCCAGAAGATTGCCTTCGGGTGGAGCGTACGCACCATCCGAGAAGGCAAAGCTCAGTTCGTCACCCTCGGGCGGGACGTATGCCACCACTCACCTCACATCGGTTTCGGGGTCACGTTGGACAAGATCAAGTCGTTGAAGCTCTCGTGACGGCACACCACGTCGTAGGTGAGATCGAGCGGCAGGCCGCTCACGCTCCAGGTGCCCGCGGCCGACGACTGCGTGACCGCAACCACGACACCATCCCCATAGCCACCGGAAGGCGTATGAAGCAGCACCCGCACCTCGGCCGGCGCCGGCACACCGTCGACCGATGTGATGCCGTTGGGAAACGAACCGGAGAGCGTGCCCGTGCCTTTGCGCAGCCGGCGCGCCGAGGGAGTGAGAACGGCAATGCTTCCCACCCGCACCTGCGGCCAGTGGTCGGGCACGAGAACGATGCTCACAGGTCTCCCCAGAGCATGGCGAACGCGGCACCGCGGCCGCTCGCAGCGTCCGCGTGAGCGCCCGTGGCGTTGCCCAGCGTGATGTAGGTGCGCGCGATGCCGTCCACGGCTGCCTCGAACTGATCGCCAACGGGCATAGACGTGTTCCAGTACAGCGTCAGCGCCGGATTGGCCTTGATCGAAGGTGCCAGGTAGTAGGTGCGCTGGATCTGCGTGTTGCCACCGGCCGCTGCCGCAGCCTGCCCCCCGACGAACGGGGTCAGCGCAGTGTTGAACGCGCCCATCGCCGCGCTCAGGAACCCGGTCTTGAGCAGCATGCCGGTGCTGCCGGTGTTCCCGCTGATGTCGTAAACGTCGAGCGGAAGCGAGATGACGACGCCTTCCGCCGTTGGCGCGCCCGCCGCGTCGAGCGGGCGGGAGATCGTCAGGAGCAACGGCGCCGCTGAGCCCGCCACCGAAATTGCCGATATAGGGGGCAAAGCGGATCAAGACAGGCTTGTTGCTCTGCTGCGCGTCGTCGAATCGATACACGCGGTAGCCGAAGTATTCGCCGATCGCGGGTAAGGCCGCGATGGTCGAAGGATCGAGCTGGCCAGAGTCGCTGGTCTGCACCAGCCCGCATGCGTCGAGGTTTGCGAAGAAGGCCGAGATCCATTCCTTCGCGAACGCGACGCTTGAAACTCGCGCGTTCGCCGACCAGGAAACTTTGGTGGTGGCAACCATGCTAGACCTCCGGGGAAACGTTGGCGACGATCACATCGTTGTGCCCGCTCTTGCGGCCGACCACATCGAACTTGAGGCCCGGCGGCAGGTTCGCCACCAGCCATGTGCCGTCCGGCGCGGACTGCACCACCGCCACGACTGCGCCGTCGCCCGTCGCGCTCGAGGCGGTGCGCAGCAGGACGCGGACCTCCGCTGCAACTGGCACGCCGTCCACAGTCGTGGTGCCGTCGGGAAACTCCCCCGCGAGCCGTCCCGCACCGACGCGCGGGACGTGATACGAGCCAGCGTCGCGGAAGAACGGCAGGATGATGTCCGCGGGCGCCGGGGTCACGTCGTAGGCCATTACGGCGAGTTCCAAGGCAGGATGATGGCCGAGTTGCTCGTGGTGTCGTAGCCGGTCGTGGAGGAGTTGCCCGCGATCCCCGGGTTCGCGGGCCCGAAGCCCTTCATGGCCCGGAACTTCCCTGCGCCGGCGCCTGTCAGGTTCAGTTCGAGGACGGCCGCGTCGGTGACGGCGGCCTCCGGCACGAAACCGAAGTTGAACTTTCGCAGCACGCCATTGATGTAGAGCTGCCCCTGCTGGACGCGAGTCCCAACGCTGGTGGATGGCGTTGCGGCATCAAGGATGAAGCCGGCCGCTGCACCGCCGCGGAACAGCCACGTCTTTGCGCCCGGCTCGCAGGTCCAGTACCTGATTGCCGAGTACTGGTAGGCGTTGTTGTACAGGGCTGGGTCCGACGCACCCCAGTAGAAGGAGCCCGAAGTGCCGCCACCATAGTTGACCGCTCGCGCTGGCAGCAACAGCGCCAGCGAGCCAGCTCCATCTGTGTCCGCAAATATGCCGTAGCCCACACCGCAGTGACCCGGCGCGTAGTAGAACCCAGGGTAGCTCTGGGTGGTGATTGGAAAAGAGACCGGTTCGCTACCGATCCACAGATGATCGTCCCCGACGCTGACATAGAGGTTCTTATATGCCGCTGTGATGCCGTTCGCTGCAGTCGACACGCCAGCGCTGGAGTACCAATCGAGAGGGTTGGCGGCGAGGTAGCCCGACGGAACATGGCCACCGGCTCCGTCCAATTCAAAGAAGAACTCCGCGCGAATCCAGGCCCAGCGATGGGTGGCGCCCGAGAAACCAGCCTCGTTCACAGCCGCGCGCAAGTAGAAGTTCAGCACCGGGTGCTTGTAGACGTTGTAGTACCAGGCCCCTTGCCCGTTGGCTGTGCCCAATGCGGTGAACTGCGTTTCGTCGGTCCCCGCCGTGCCGCTCACCAGTCGGCCAGCCTGCCCTGCATAGTTCGCCGCGGACACGCGCTGCATGCCCGCATCCTCAAGCGCCTGCCAGTAGGTGTTGGCCGTCTCGATGAAGCCGGCCACCGTGTTGGGGGTGCTCGCGCGGAGGCGGAACCCTGTGTTTGCAACGCCCATGGCTACTCCTTCAACTGCCCCAGGGGCGTCTCGGCCGGCCAGTGCCCTTTGGCGCCATGCCACTTCGAGTACTCCGCCATCAGCACGTCATTGCCGCGCTGACCGGCATAGCGCACCGCATAGTCGATGGCCCACTGCTGCGAGTCGCGCCCCGGCGGGCACGGCGCGAGCTCGTGCACGAACATCTGGAACGGAGGCAGCGCGCCCACGGCGCGCCAGTCCACCGGCCGCGCAGCCTGCGCGGGCGTCAACTCGATGGGGGTCGGGGCGATGCCTTCGACGCCCACCCGGATGGGCTCGGGTCGGGTGCCAGACATGCGTTCAGACCTTGAAGATCTTGTTCGTGCCGTTGTCCCAGGTCACGATGATGTCGCCGCCGTTCGGCGTGATGGGCAGGCCGGTCGCGGTGTCGATGTAGGCGATCAGCGGGCTGGTCGATTCGGTGCCCGTGTCGCGGTAGATCACGATGGCCTCGATGCTTGCGCCCGAGACCGCCGTGAAGGTCACGTCGGCGCCGTCGGCCGCGCCGCCGGTGGTTGCCTTCGCGGTGAGCGTCACCGGGCCGGAGATGCGCGCGGACGTTGGGATGTCCGACAGGTACTGGTGGATCGCGGTCTGCGGCGTGTACGCGCCGGTGTCCACCAGGATGATCTTGATCGTGTCGGTCAGCCAGTTGAACTGGCCTTCGAGGAAGCGCTGACGCGCAGCGTCATAGAGCGTGTTTGCCATGGGAGGCCTCTTCTGTAGAAGAAGCGCACTCCTGCGCGCAGGTGGTTTGCCGCCCGCCGGGGCGGACGATCTGGATGCTGCGATCCGCGCAGACCGCGAGGCGCGCGCGCTGCCCGGACTTCTGCGTGAGCGTCACGAGCGCGTCGCCGATGCGCACGGTTTCGCCGGCGCGGAGCTCGATGTGGACCAGGGTCGTGCTCATACCAGGATGCCCCGGTTGTGGTGCTGCACGTCCTCGCGCGTGATGCGCCGCAGGTCGCTATCGGGCATGAGGCCGAAGTACGCGGTGAAGCCCGCTTCGGCCCTGTCGGAGCGCGCCGGGTCGAAGGCCTCGGTGTCCGGGATGCTGAATGCCTTGTGGAGCGCCCACAGCAGCAGGTGCTCGTGGTGCGCGGCGTGGATCTCGGGCTTGTCGGTGGTCTCGACCATGGCCGCCAGGGGCAGTCGGTAGCATTCCAGCGCGAGCACATCGCCAAGCTCGAACTCACCGACGAGCCGCAACGAGGTGTCATCCTGAACCGCAAACTGGGCGGGCTCGACGCGCTCACGCCAGCCCGGCACCTCGGCACCGAGCCACTCGCGCGACACGAGACGCAGCGCCCGCGCGCGGTCTCCGTTGGCCGGGATGAGCTGCAGGCTGATGATCTCGAAGACGACCGCGTGGAGCCGATACGTGGCCTGCCCGGGCACGAGCGCAATGCGGCACACCGCCGCGTTCGCCTCTTCGCGCAAGAGACGGCCACGCGCCGCGGCCTGAGCCTGGGCATCGTTCAGCCAGTCTTTGACATCGGCATCGGCCCAGAAATAGGGCTGCACCTTGTCATTGGCGAGGACGCGGAAGCGCCGCATCAGATCCTGCAGGGTCATGGCGCTCCGTACTGGTCCACGAAACCCTTGACGCGATCGCGCATCTTCTCTACCCCCAGATTGCCCGGGAGATCCTGCTGGAACTTCGTCTTCGTCCAGTCGCGCAGAGCCTGCTTGTCCATCTTGTCGATCTGCTGGTGCAACTCGAACCGCTGGTTCTCCTTCTGGCGCCGCTCGTCCTCGGCCTTCTTGGCGCCCTCGAGCTGCTCCTGGGTGTCATCCTTCGGCACGGAAGGCTCCTCGCTCCTCTCGACCGAGTTGGCGGCGGCATTCTCGTCGGCCGCCTTGAACACGTCGGCATGCAGCAGGAACTTGGTGGCGAGCTCGGCCGGCACCTGGCGCGTCTGGTTTGGGTCGAAGGTCAGCCGCGAGCGGTAGATGCGGTCCAGGAAAGGCGTTTCGGTGCCGGTGTACGTCACCGCGACGAGTTGGCTGTCGGCCATGGGAAGCTCCTCGTGAATGTGAAGAAGGGGCGGAGCCGTCGGCCCCGCCCCGCTATGCCGAGCCGCCGATTACTTCGGGCCCATGCGTTCGCCGTGAACGATCACGTCGACGCGCGAGACCTTGGCGTTGGCCGCGCCGGCGATGGTCAGCACCAGCAGCGCCGGCTTGGCGAGCTTCACGGGCGCCTTGGCCGTGTTGGCGCGCAGGCGGCCCGTCGCGTTCAGCGCCAGGCCGGTGCCGAAGTAGGCAGCGTCCTGCGGCACATCGGCGCTGTCCCCGCCGTCGGCGTAGATGAAGCCGAGCGAGCCGGTCACGCCCGCGGTCATCGCGGTGGAGACGATCACCTGCGAATCCTCGAGCACCATGCCCTCGGGCAGCTTGTCGAGCACCACCACATCGCCGACGGCGAGCGGTGCGGCGCTGTCGGCGTTGATCGCGCCGCCGTCGGCCGCGGTTTGCAGCACCGAGCGCAGCGTGGTGAGATTGCCGTAAGGGGTGAAGCCGCCGAACTGCTGCAGGCCCAAGCCCAGTTTCTTGATGGTTGCCATGGTTGGCCTCCTGTGAATTTCGTGAGGGGTGAAAAAGGAGGCCGGCCGAGACCGGCCCCCGTGGGCATCAGCCGCGCGGCTTGATGATGCGCACCGCCGTGTCGAGCACGGTCACGCCGTGGTCGGTGAACTGGGTGGCGTCGCCGTGATCCACCGCGAAGCGGATCTTCGACATGCCCAGGATCGCGCCGATCAGCAGTTCCAGCTTGTCGCCGTGGTCGCCCTTCACCTCGCTCCAGAAGAACGGGATGCCGCTGTGCTCCGAGCTGCCGAAGGCCTGCGCCAGCGCCTGGCCGCCCAGCAGGAGAGCACGGTCGACCGCGAAACTCGTGCCGAAGGACGCCGGCACGACCACGCCCGTCTCGACCTCGCTGTCATACGCGGCGCAGTACCGGAGCTCGTCGCCCGCGTAGAAGCGGATCGGCTTCGGCATCTTCACGATGAGGATGCCATTCCAGAGGCCCACGTCGCCGAGGAACAGCGGGTGATCCTTCGCGAGCCGGGCGCGCGCATAGGCGTTGGCCTGGAAGCTGCGGAAGTCCGGGTTGGTGGCGAAGCCGCTGTACTGGGCCGGCGACACGAGCGCGACGCGGATCGGGCTGTCGGTCGCCGCCAGGTCGCCCTCGAACTCGACTGGGGGCGGCGGCAGCGGGATCTGGTCCATCCACGAGCGCAGCGAATCCACCACGTCCATGGAGAACATGTCGGTCGACGCAATGACGAGCTCGCCGGCGTTCGCCTTCACCTCGCCCACCGCGCCGCCGCCGGCCACGAGGTGCCGGTTGCGCGTCGGCGCCTTCACCCGGTTCACCATGATTTCCTTGAACTTGGGGTGCGATGCCAGCGGCACGCGCCATTCGATCTTGTTGTCATGGAAGCCGCGGGCGCCGGCCAGGTGAACGAGGATCGACTGGTCGATGTAGTCGTTCATCAGCTGCTGCGCCTTCGGGCGGCCGAGGCGGCGCAGGTCGTAGGGCGTGCGGATCTGGGTCATGGTGTTGCCCATGTCCACCGGGAAGCGCGCTTGGTTGACGCGCAGCCGGTCCTCGGAGAAGGACATGCCGACGCCCTTGCCCTCAGCGTGCTCGCTGCCCATGATCGGGTAGCCGCTGATCGGGTTGTCGAGGTGGAAGGTGATCTCGTCACCCTTGTTCTTGCCGAGGTCATCGGCTCGAACGATCGGCATCGTCGGCTTCGACTGGCGCTTCGCGCCGGCGATCGCGTTCTCGATCGTCGGCATCTTGCCGGTCAGGCGATTCAGCGTCGTGTTGCGCTGCATGCAGGTGTGGAAGACCCCCACGGCCTGCTGGATCATGGCGCCGGTGGCGCCCGATGGGACGTTGGTTTTGCTCTCGGCCATGGTCGGCCTCCTTCACTGGGAAAGGCCTCGCCTCCCGGCGATGCCTGCGCAACTAAAGTTGCTTGTTCAGAAAGGCTTCGATCTGTGCGGGGTTCATGTTTTCCATGGCCGCGTACAGCTCGTCACCACCCATGCTCGCCATGCGCTCTTGCGGCGAGAGCCCGTCTGCCCGGCCACCAGGGATGCTGGTGAGGCTGGGCGGCGGCTCTGCGCGCGCGGAAGCAACGGCGGCCTTTGCCGCGGCCTTGTCAGGGGCCGCGGCCGTTGGAACTTCTTTGCCCGTCTTCGTAAAGGCGTCGAACACCTCGACGATCTGATCGGCGGTCCCGCCCGTCGCGGGGTCGAACAGCTTCCAGTAGGCGTCGCGCACCGCGCTCGGGTGCGCCTCCACCCAGGCCTTGAACTCGGCGCTCTCCACGATGGAGTCAGCGTTGGGGTGCGCCTTGTAGATCGCCTCGTAGTGGGCCGTGGCAGCGTCTCGCTGTTGCTTCGCCTGCAGCGGCGCGACGGCCTTGCCGACCTGCGCCTCCACCTGCTGCTGCACCAGCTTGGCGATGCCAGCGGCGAGAGCCTCTTCGGAGAAGTCACCGAACAGGCCCGGGTCCACGCCCTTCTCGATGGCTGCCTCTGCGGTGGCAACCATGTTGTCGGTCTTGGTCGGGGCCTGACCGGCATCCGCTCGCGCGTCAGCCTGCGCCTTGAGATCGACCAGCTGTCGCTGGGCTTCCTCGGCCTGAGCCTTCCAGTGCTGCTCGCCTTGGCGGGCCTTCTCCAGGCGTTCGTAGGGGATGGTGTGCTTGCCATCCCGCGCCAGCACCACGGCCTTGGACGGATCGATGCCCGTCTCGTCGTCCTTGGTGCCCGCGTCGTCTACGCCGGGGGTGGTCGCCTTGTCGTCAGCCTTGGGCTGCCCGTTGTCGGGAGTCTCGGTCTTCTCGGGGCCCTTGTCGTCGGTTGCAGTGGTGGTCGCGGGCGCGCCACCGTCTTCCGGCTTGCCGCCGGTATCGCCCTGTTCTGCCAAGGCCATAGCCTGGGCAGCCTGCTCCAGCGTCAGCGCGCCGTCGATGCCGTCAAAGAAGTTCTCGGTCGTTGTTGCCGTCATGCTCGTCCGCCACATATCGCCGTGGCCGCAGGGGACATCCGCATTTGGAGCACCGGGCAGGGCCGAAGCCCTACCCCGTACACCTCCAGCAGGTGGGAATGCCTCGCGCCCTTTCGGGGGAGGCGCCGGCTCTCACGAGCGGGCTGCTTCGCGCTTCGCTTTCGCTCCACGCTTGACGCGACTGTGCCGGGGGCACGTTCACTCGGAAAACCCTACAGGGGGTCGTTCTCCACGGATCGCCCCACGACCGCGTGCGTCGCGCCCTAGGGCAGAATCGCCAAAAGAGCGGATGCTGGACGGAGAAATGCTCCTTTGCAGATCCCTCCCGACCTCACCTCGCCGGAGAAAAAACATGGCCAAAGCCAATCTTCTAAACACTGGCACTTCAACTTTCCTCGAACTGATCGGGAATGGACGCCTATATACCGTCCCGCCATATCAGCGGGACTATTCTTGGACCGAAGAGCAATGGGAAGACCTCTGGACTGACCTCAAGGAGCTCTCAGAACGTCCTGAGGACACGCACTACATGGGTGCTCTGGTGGTTGAAGGACGGTCCGACCGAGAGTTCGCCGTCATTGACGGGCAGCAGCGCCTCGCAACTCTGAGCCTGCTGGTTTTGGCAGTGATCTCGCGATTGCTTCAACTGAGGGATCAAGGAATCAGTGCCGACGACAACGAGCAGCGAGCTGCTGCATTGCGGGCGAGATTTATTGGCGAGAAAGACCCCGCTTCATTGGTTGAAGCGAGCAAGCTCACGTTGAATGACAGTGACAACGCCTTCTACCAAGACTACCTTGTTCAGCTTCGGACCCCTATCAATCCTCGAGGACTGTCGAAGTCCAACAAATTGCTGTGGCAGTGCTTCTCATACTTCAAGCGCCAGGTGGAAAGTTGGTCAGACGGCACCACTGACGGGACGCAGCTGGCGCGCCTGGTGTCTGAGACGACCGGTCGCCAGCTCATGTTCATTCGCATCGCCGTCGACGATGAACTCAATGCGTACACGGTCTTCGAGACGCTGAATGCGCGAGGGCTAGAGCTCTCCGCTACAGATCTGCTTAAGAACTATCTCTTCTCAAGGTTGCGCACTGCGGCCGACCTTGAAGCGCTACAGCGTCGCTGGAAATCGCTCATGATTACGGTGCATCAGGAACGATTTCCCGAGTTCCTGCGGTACCACTTGCAATGCGAGTTGCCGCGCGTGAGAACTCAACGCCTTTTCAAGCTTGTTCGCGATCGCGTGCGTACAGGGCAAGATACCTTTGATCTGTTGGAGGCCCTCGAACGCAGGGCAGAGGTTTTTGCTGCGCTCTTCGACCCTCAACATCAGTATTGGATCGATCGGCGCGAAAGTGCACCTCACATTCGGGATCTGAACGTGCTGCGCGTGAGGCAGATGACTCCCCTTGTCTTCGCAGCCTGGGAGCGGCTCGACCAAGCAGATTTCGCCCGCGTGCTGAAAATGCTTGTCGTGATTCTCTTCCGATATAGCGCGGTGAGCGCGCTGAACACTAACCGGCTCGAGCTAGTGTTTCATGAGGCGGCGAAAGGTGTCCTCGAGGGCCACCTGAAAACCCCAGGAGAGATCTTTGGGGCACTGCGTTCTGTCTATGTCGAAGACGATCGCTTCACTCAGGAGTTTGCATTCTTTGCACCTGACAGCACCGGACAGGGAAGCAAACTGGTTAGATACATCCTCGCGCGCCTCGAAGCAGATGCCTCTCAGCGCGCATGCGATGCAGACTCTGATCCTGGGACTGTGGAGCACATTCTTCCTGTCAATCCAACTGCAGTCTGGGAGGCCTCCTTCACACGAGATACGTTCGAACGGTACATCGACCGCATCGGAAATCTAACGTGGCTGGAACCAACATTGAACAGGACCATAGGCAACGCGGACCTACAGACCAAACTCGATGCCTACGGTCGAAGCCGCTACACAACGAGCAGTGCTTTGCCTGGCGAGATCGGTGATGACTGGACCCCTGCGAAGCTGGACGCGCGACAGGAGAGGATGGCGCGTCGTGCCGCCCATCTTTGGCGGGTCGACTTCACCTAGCCCGAGATCGCGCCTCACATCGAATTCGCTCGCCTCTGAAACTCAGATCAACACCAAGGAACGACGGATTCATATCGGTGTGTTGTCGGATACCCGTGTCGTCTCGATGCCATCCATGCCCGTGGCGCTGTTCGCTGTCCGTGGCGGAAACAATGGGCTGGTGTTCTCTTCCACAAGTGGCGCTGCACCTGCCTCCTCCGTCGCAGCGGAGGCGGTGGCTGAGCCCTGACCTTGGATGTACGGGCTCTTGATGTTCATGGCCGCGGTCTGCGCCGGCATGGGAAAATTCGGATCGTCGCCGCCCGGGCTGGGCCGCTGGTAGCCGGCGCCCTGCATGATCGCGTCGGCGATGGGCGCGATCATCGGCATCTGCGCCACCTGCGCGCCACCCTGCATCGCCGCGAAGGCCGCCTGCACGCCGGTCTGCACCGCCTGGGCCATGATCTGCTTGATCTGCGCCTCCGTCAGACGCTCCTTCATGTCGAGTTCGCGCGCCTTGAGGTCGTTGCCAGCCTTTGCGAGCGCGTCCTGCACCGCCTGCTGGATGCGCTGCTCCACCTGCTCGGGCGTCTCCTGTGTGGCGGCCGCGCGCAATGCCTCGACGAGCTCGCGCTTGAACGGCACGTCCATGAGGCTGGCCAGGAACGGCATGGCCGCGGCCTGGTATTGCGACGGCAGGCTCTTGACCGACTCGCTCATTGCGTTGAGTTGCTGCGCGCGGTAGGTCTTCGTGCTGGGCACGTCTTCCAGACCGACCTGGAGCATGGTCCGCTGCAGGTCGTTCGACAGGTACGGGACATCGGTGACAGGGTCCGTCTCCGGCTTGTTGATGACGACAGTTCGATCAGCCGTGACCGCATCGCCCTCGATGACGACGACGTGCTGCTGCGAGCCGATGTCCTGCACGATCATCGACATCAGCATTTCGCCCACCTGGGTACGCCCACGCTTAAAGTTGCCCATCATGTGTGCCAGCGACTGGTTCGCCTGCTCGACCTGGGTCTCCTCCTGCACGCCGCTGGTCGCAGTGCCGCGCCGGCCGGAGAACGCGCCCGCGGCGGCGGGGTTGATGCGCTCGATCGCATTGCGCGCGTTCTGGAGCTGCTCGAGCTGCTGCGCGTTGGCCTGGAAGTCCCGCTTCACCTCGAAGCGCGCGCCGGGCTGCGCCATGTGGGCCGCGTTCAGCACGATGTCGGCGTCCGGGCGGGCGATGGTGCGGCGGAACACATCATCCGGCATGTCGAGCGCGCCCTTCGTACGCTCAGTGCGGTAGGAGCTCATGCCCCAGCGCAGCCGCGCGTTTCCGTTGTTGAGCGTGTCCTGCTGGTCCATCAGGTTGCGCACGTAGCCGAACGGCACGCCCGTGCTGTCCTCCCGGAATCCCCAGAACGGCACGTAGGGGAAGTAGCGATGCGCGTACGGGCTCGGCCCATCGAACAGGACGTGCGGGCCAAGCCAATAGCTGCGGCGCACCACCGGCACCGTGGCGCGCATGACCTGCACGCGCTGCTTCGTCACGGCGAAGACGTGCGCCGGGTTGTTCTCGTCGAACTGCACCACGCGGCCGTCCGGGCTCTTGAGGAGCGTCACGTTCGACCAGCGGCGGTACCAGAGCTCGGACGCGCAGACCTCCTTGTTCATCGGGTTGAACCACCGGTCTTCCAGCCGCGTCCACTCGCGCGCTATGTCCCATGCCCTGTTCAGGCCGGTGCTGCCGCCGCCGTACTGGGTCTCGTCGAACTCGGACCACCAGTTGATGCCGGCGCGGCCGAAGCGGCGGATCAGTTCCTTGTGATCAGGGAAGACACGCGCCAGGCGCGACGGGTGCATCCACCGCTGGCGGCGCAGCCACGCGCAGTCGCTCAGGTCCGGCTTGCAGTCCCACGCCCAGTGGATCTCGTTGCGGTGCACCGTGTTGCACTGGTACGCATAGGCGAACGGATCGGAGTTGCGGCTGACTTCCACCCATCCGAGGCCCACGGCGATCTGCGGATAGAACGCGCCGCTGCAAGCGTCATCCGCCTTGCTCAATCGCTCTGCCTCGTTGAGCTTGAAGCTGATCGCGTCCGCCACGTCCTGGCCGCCCGGCTGGCCGTTGGGCGTCACGCGCCAGTCGGTGCGCGTCGCCTCTTCGTAGCCGCGAATGCCCTCCAGCGCCGCGCCGATCAGGTTCTCCATGGTGGTCGGGATGCCCTGCGCCTTCATCGCGCGGATCAGCTCGGTGTCGAGCTGGTTGCCGTCGGCGTAGTCCATTTCGCGGTCCGCGGTGCGGCGCCAGGTGCGCGGCTGGTTCTCGATCTCTTCGATGATGTCGCGGTACTCGGCGAGCGAGAGCGGCACGTCCCCATCGGGCGTGTCGACGGGGTCGGGGGTGTTGGTCTGGTCATTCATGTTGGTGGTCCTCACACGCAGACAGGCTCAGGCGCCTCCACGTAGCTTCCGTTCTGGGTCAGGCTGCTCAGCAGGTCCAGTTCCTTGGCCTGCGCCCACTGGCGCAGCGCGTCGGCGCCTTCGGTGCACCCGTTGCTCTTGTCGGGCTGGTCGATGAAGCGCCCTTCGGACTGGCTGAACTTCTTCCGGTAGCCCTGGATGCGCTCGATGCCCTGCTTCGTGCCGTCGATGTCGAAGAAGGCGCCCTTGATGTGCTTGCGCACGGCGTAGATGCCGGTCATCAGCTCGGTGACGCGCGGCACGATGAAGAAGGCCTGGCCGGGCAGCAGCAGCTGCAGCTGCTCCCGCGTGCTGCGGTTGTAGTCGCCGAGCCGCTTGTGGTCTGCGTCATGGGGCAGGAAGTGGCCGCCGTAGAGATAGCCCCTCTCCTGCAGGTGGCGCGCGTAGTGGCGCAGGTCTTCCTCGTGCTCCTCGTAGTAGCCGATGAAGCGGTCCTCGCCGCGCAGCACCTGCATGAACCAGATGGCTGTGCCGTCGCTGTTGCCGATGTCCCAGAAGGTGTACACCGGCAGGTCCAGCACCGGCACGTGGCAGATGCCGCCGCGCTTGCGCAGCAGCACCATGTCCTTCGCGTAGTAGTGGCCCGCCGTGGACTGCTGGAATGCCTCCTCCGGCGTCGAGGGGTACTCCTGCCACATCTTCTCCTCCTTGCCGGAGAAGTCGTTGCGGAGCTTTTCCACGTACCAAGCGCGCTGGCCGCTGTCGATCTTGCAGCCGAGCCGCTGCTCGAGGTCGTTGAAGTAGTCGTGCTGCTCGTTGCTGACCGCGACGCCAGCCGGGTCCATGGAGTACGTCGGGTCTTGCCACCAGGCGTAGAAGTGGAACCGGTACTGGCTCGGCGTGAGCTTCTGCGCACCGGCCACGAGCGCCTGGGCGCGCTGGCACATCTGATAGAACTCGCCGTCCGTGCCCTCGGCCGTGCTCTCGATGACCAGGATGCCCGACAAGGGCACGGCCTGGATCGAGCCTGTGACCACCTCGTTGGCCTTCGCAGGGAACTTGGCGCAGATCTTCCCGAACTCGGAGACGTGCAGCCGGTGGATGGTGCCGCCGCGCACGCTGGTCGCCACCCGCAGGCTGCTGTTGTTGTGGCCGAAGAGCAATTCCTTCGTGCTCGCCCGGGCGAGCGGGAAGCGCTCCCGCAGTTCCTCGGGCAGATGGTCGTAAGCAAACACCACCTTGTCGCGGAAGATCGCCTCGGCCGTCTCGCGGTCCTGCGCGATCATGCCGCAGCGCTGGTTGCCGTTGAACAGGGCGTGGTCCAGCCAGAGGATGGCGATGAGGGTCGTGAAGCCGAGCTGCCGCGCCTTGAGGATGATGTTGCGGTGCCAGAGGCGGCGGATGAAGCGCTTCTGCGCGCGGTTCGGAATGAAGGGCTGCACAAGGTCGTCGTCGCCCTCGCTCTTCCCCTTCACGATGATCTGGTAGAGGCACCCGCTGAACAGCCGCCATTCGGGGTCCGCAAGGCAGCGCTCTAGCTCCGCTTCGTCCTGGGGAGCCTGCGAAGGCGGGATGACCGTGACGCGCTTGAGGTCGCGCGGCTTGTCCGGCCAGAGCTGCTTATCGAGCGCAGAGCCGCCGGCGAGCTCGGGCAGCCAGTCGTCGCGCTCGTCGTCCTGCACCTTCGCCGCCATGGTCAGTCCTCGCCGTCCACGTCCTGGCGCGGCTGCATGCCGTTCGGCACCGCAGTGCCAGCACCGGGCGCCTCGGGATCGTCGGCCACAGGCCGGAACCCGTTGGCGTTGCCGTTCGAGATCCGGCGCAGGAGCGCTGCCAGCGGATCGGTCTTCTGCTGGTTGTCCTTCTCGTAGAGGCCCAGGTGCTTGAAGAGCTTCTCGGCGAAGGCGGCCTTGTCGTGCATCTGCACCTCGACGCCGTACTTCGTCATCTTGGCGCCGGCGTAGAGCGCACGCGCCGGGGCAGAGAGGTGGCGCGTGTCGGCCAGCACAGTGCGCGGATGCCCGTCGCCGCCGCAGTCGGGGCACGCTGGGTGCGGCGGCTTGAGCGGATCGAAGCCGATGCCGCCTTTCTCGTCGAAGTCCACGGGAGCGCCGCCCTTGAGGGCGTGCTGCTCGCGGTCGTGATTGAACTCGCCGATGGTGCGCTGGAATTTGAAGCCCTCGCCCCAGCAGTGCCGGCAGCAGCCGACCTTCACCTGCACGAGCTCGCGCGGGTCTGCGAAGACGATGTTCCAGGCCTCCAGCACCACGCGGTCGGCTTCGATGTGCGTGCGCTCCTGCTGTCGCTGGCGTGCTTCCGCAATGGCAACCTGGAGGTACGGTTTTGACAGGTTCTCGGACGCCATCTGCCGAGCGGTGTCCGGGCTGTAGCCGGCCCGAATGGCTGCCTGGGTGCCGTTCAGGTCAACGAGGTACTCGTCGATGAAGCGCTGCTGGAGGTCGGTGAGGCCCAGCTGTGCGGGCTCCTTGGCGGCGGCCGGCGCGGGCGGTGCGGCCCTCTTCGCCTTCGCTGGCGGCGCCTTCTTGCGCGCAGGCATGCCCGCGGCCTTCTTAGGGGCGGCGGGCTTGGTGGTGATCTTCTTCGGTGCGGGCGCCTGCCCCTTGGCCGGCTTGCGTGTTGCCATGCCCGCGAGTGTTGCTAGCGCTTAGTTTGGAGTCGAACCCTAGAGGGGGCATCAGGGAGCAGCGATGCGGCCTCCTCCTACAGGACAACGAGCTAGTTTGGAAGAATCCGTGGTGTCACAATCCGCGTACGTAAAAAGTCTGCACTTACGTAACTTAGACGAACGTTTTTTATGCCGCTCGCTACCGTCCTCGTCGAAGACAGTGAGACCATACGGAAAAACCTAATACCGGCCCTTGCTGAACTGGCCGGAGTAGAAGTGATTGCCGTTGCGGAGACCGAAGGCGACGCGATCGCAGCTCTCGCGAGGCATGGCGATAGCTGGCAGTTGGCGATAGTGGACCTGTTCCTGCGGGAAGGCTCTGGACTCGCGGTTCTTCGTTCATGCCGAGACCGCCTGCCACGTCAACAAATGGTGGTCCTGACAAATTACCCGACTGACGAGATGAGACGTCGGAGCTTGGAACTGGGAGCGGACGCCCTGTTCGATAAGTCGAAAGAACTTGATCTGTTCTTTGACTGGTGCGCGACGATTGCCGCGGAAGCTGATGACCAGGATGGGGCAAAACAATGCCCGCCAGGGTGAGCCTGGCGGGCGAACGTGCGACCGAAGCCGCGCGAGGAGACAACTGCACGTTGAAGGTGCCGGTTGCTGCCCGGCGCCAACTGCACCGCCACATCAAGGGACGGAATCTGCTGGCAGCTTCCCCTTGCGGGGGCGATCTTCGCTTCGTGTCTGGTTGCGGTGGCCGGCTTCGATCCGACGACACGCAGGGTATGAACCTGCTGCTCTACCTGGCTGAGCTACACCGCTTGCTCGAAGTGTGAGCCGTTGGCCGCGGACTTTCCTGCCCTACAGGGGGTGCCAAACAACTGCCCCTGGTCGGGATCGATGCGCGCTTCGAGCGCAGACACCTGGCGGCGCAGGCGTTTCACCTCTTCGCTGAGCTCGGCCGCCAGGATGGCTGCGTTCCGGCCCGTCTCGATCGCTGCCGCCTGCGCTGCCGCGCCGGCCATGAGATTGGCGAGCGCACGGTCCTCGCGCGGCGTGAGCGCGAGCACGTCGTCGCCGATCTCGATCTTGACCATGCCATCGGGCATCACGGTCTTCGACATTGGCCGCGCCGGCGGGTGCTGCGCGGCCGGCACGTAGACACCACGCTGCACGCGCAGGAGCGCGCCGTCATCGGTGAGCGTGCCCAGGCGATCGTCGATCACGCTGAGCTTGAGGCCGGTCAGCTCTGCAAGCGTCTCGCGCGTGACGATCTGCTCCTGGTTGTGCAGGTCCTGCACGGCTTCGAGCACCAGGGCGGTGGTGGATTTGCGGGGGTCAGCCATTCGTGTGTTCTCCTCGTACATAACAATTAAGCGGCTGGCTCATGTCACCAGGCCGCACAGACTTTCCACGCGGCGAGCGCGATGGCCGCACTTCCCAGCCACCATGGAAGAAGCAGGCCGGTCCCACTCCTCGAGAACAATGCGACCTCCATCGCGGTGACGAACCACGCCATTGCTCGACCCAGAGTGGTCAACTCGAATCCCACGGGCTGCGCACCGTTTAGTGACGGGTAGTCTCCGTTTGGAGTACCGACAATGAATTGAATGCGAGCGGCGCCCGACTTCCAGCTCATCTTGGGGTCGGTCGCGCTATTCAAAAACGGCTTATCAAACGTGGCCTCCGACACGATGATGCGCACGATCTCTGCGGAGGGCCCTGCGTCCGCATAGGCAGACTGCACCTTTTTCACCGCGACCTGAGCGACCGTGTGGAACGCGGTACCCAGCACAGGCATTGGGGTGTTTCTCCCGAAACGCACGAACAGCGCAGTTTCGAAACGGAGCCATCGTCGTAGCGCCCGGCTCGAGCAGACAACCTTGTCCGAGGCGTACTCGGCGATTGCCTTTTTGTTGGCTTCAGAGAACCAGAATCGAAGAGCGAAATAGATCAATCCAACCACAGCCGCAAACCAAACCCTCCATTCGAAGGTTTTGACCTGTGGTGCAAAGCCCAAGAACTTGGTGCTCATTTGGTCGAACGGTATAGCCAGCCACCAGGCGAGGATCACCACCGTGCTGGCTATCATGAGATTTCTCCGTGCCTTCGAATCCTCGTCGTCCACTGCAATGCCCTCATCAGCCATGGTTGTCCTCTTCCCGTTGGCTCGCTTTATACGTTAGACAGCACCGAGCGAGCGCCCATTCGGCGGCGCGGCGCTCGCGCGGAGTGGCCGCCTGCGCGCCAGTCACGATGTCCTGCCAGATGGCAACCATCCAGCGGTGAGCGCTGGCGAAGCGCTCGTTCTTCTCGGCGGCAAGCGCCGGGCCCTGGTCGAGCCAGCGATGGCATGCCGCGCACCCGTGGACATGCCATTGGTCGTCTGCCTTGCGCGCGCCGGCCTTGCCGTGCGCCGACTGGTTGCTGTGGCACGCGACTGTGGTTGCGGGGTCCGGCTGGCATATCCCCGGCACCTGCAGCAGACAGCGCTGGCCGCGCGCCATGGCCAGCAGCGCGGGGTTCCGCTGTGACTCGGTCTTCGGCACGCCACCGCGGAAGTCGGCATCGTTGATGGCCGCCATGCGGACGACGCGGCCGGGCACCGCAGCCCCGGCGCGCGACACAACCTCGACCACCACACCGATGTCCGGCCCGGCGGCCAGGTCCACGCCAATGAACTTCGGCCGGCGCTTGAAGCCGGAGCGCAGCAGGGGCGCGCTGCGCTTCATGGTGCGATGACTCCGATGATCTCGCCCGTGTCCGGGTCGACCTGCATGCGTTCCCACTGCTCGAAGCTGGCGGGGAACGTCACGCCGAGCTCGGTCGCGGCGAACGCGCTCACGCGGTCGATGAGCTGGCTGTAGCCCTTCACACCGAGGTCCTCGGTGCTGACGCGCTGGCGCCGGCGCACCTTCTTGCCGGTGAGCGGATTCCGCGAGGTGACGGTCTTGTGGCCGAGGAACTCGGCGCGGAAGTGCTCCTTCCAGACGGCGAGCGAGAACTGCTGGCCGTGCGGCCGTGCCTGCGCGGCGATGGTCTTCAGCACCACGCCGTGGTAGTAGCGTCGCTGGCGATCGGTCTTCGCGTCCTCGTGCAGCCGGATCTCCAGCTCGAGGCGCCGGCCGGCGGCCCACTGCTCCTTGCACCAGGGCGCGACGCGCTGCAGCAGGCTCGTGCGCGCGTGCTCCTGGTCGGGCCAGATGACTTGCAATGCGATGTCGGCCATGTCGTCCTCGCCTCAGGTGCCGGTGAGCAGGGCCTTGAGCTGGCGCAGCGTCTCGCCCTCCTTGCCCGCGGCCTGCACGCGCGCTTCGACGTCAAGGGCAATGCCCTCGATTTCGTCCGCAGCTCGGCGCAGCAGCGCGGCGACGTTCGCGAGGCGGGACAGCGAATCGTCGCGCGGGGGCGCAGCCGGCGCGGCCTGGGGCGACGAGGCAGGCGTGATGATGTGGGCGGTGGTGGACACTGGTGGGATCTCCTCGGTTGCGGGGGTGATGAGGCGAGCGATGACGCGGACGAAGGTGCCGCGGGCAGGCTCCTTCACCACGCCCCGCTCGCACAAGGTGACGAGGCAGCCGTCAACGACGGCGCGATCGACCGTCGCGCCGGCGCGGCGCAGCTCGCTAACGATCTGCTCCCGCGACCACGGCGTCTGGATCGGCACGGCAGCGAGCACCTTCTTCGCCATGCTGTTCAAGCCGCTCTCGAGGCGGGCCAACTTCGCTGCGTTCATCGCGTCTCCTGGGTTCGATACGCCCGCCATGCGCAGGCCTTCCATGACGCCGCGGCCGAAGGCCATGCGGCGTGATTGCTCGTTGGGGGTCACGCTCATTGCTTTGCGGCCCTTCGGTACGGCCAAGCCACCATGCCGGCGTCGCGCTCGTGTTGGTTGCTGCGCGCGGCCCAGCCGGTCGCCGCGTTGAAGCGGGCGGCGTCCACCTTGGCGCCCTTGGCCGTCGGACTGATGCCGTGGGCCGGGATGCTCAGTTCGGCGCAGACTGCCGTGATGAGGTTGCACCAGGCGTCCACCTGCCCGAGTGAGCGGGCTGTCGCAAGCGCCGCACCGTATGCCTGCTTCGTGCGCGCGTTCCACGCACGCTTCTCCAGTCGGCTGTCCTCGAACACCACGCGCGCGGGCTTGAAGTGCCGCAGGACGTGCTCGATGGAATGCGGCTCGATCGTGCGCAGCCACAGCAGCGCGCCGTCGCGGTACATGGCCAGGCCGGTGCTGGCGCCCGGGTCGATGCCGAGAATGTCGGTGGTCAAAGCAGGGCTCCTTGGGGCGACGTGCGCAGATCCTGGAGGCGCGCAGCGGCATGCTTCACGGCCTCGTGCCCGGCCTTCCAGTCGTCGCCCCAGATGGTCTGGAGCGCCGCCTTGTATTCGGGCCGAAGGGTGCCGTCCTGGCGGGAGCGCCAGAACTCGGGGCCGTTGGCGATGCCGCGGGCAAGGCATTCGCGACAGTTCGCGGTGTAGCCGGGCCAGTCGGCACGAATGGCCGCCTTGTCGCAGTTCGGGCAGGTCATGCGGCGATGCCCTCCAGCAGACGCTCGAAGTCGCGCCAGTTCACGTTCGAGGCGCGTAGCCGGCTTTCGAGCTCGCATGCGGCATCCGTCAGCGACTTGCGCGGCAGGCCGCCCAGCAGCCGGTCGCACGCCTCGAGGCCCGATCGCATGGCCGCGCGCCGCGCGGGCTCGATGTCTGGCTCCCCCGCCTGTTCGTAGAGCGCATTGCAGGCGCCGCGGACGATCCGCACCTCGGGCATTTCCGGGTTGACCTCTTCGGCGATCAGCGCGCCCAGCACCACGTAAAGCACGCGCCCCGCGGCGTTGACGAACTGGTCGCTGTCGTCGCCGAGGATGGCGTGGATCTGCGCGCGCACGTTGGTCTCGCGCCACTGCTTCTCGATCAGCGCGCGCTCGATGAGGCCCAGGCCGGCCGGGCGGCGCATGCGGGCCATCAGCGCAGCCCTCCCAGCATGTCGGTGGCGAAGTCACGCCGGCTGCGGCCGCTCCGAATGCCCCAAGCGGTCCCGTGGCCCAGGCCCAAGCGTCGGTCGAGCTCCATCGACGGGGCATCGCTCGATCGGATCTCGTGCACCATGGCTTCGGTAATACGCGACGCCGCGCGCTTTGTCGCCGCCATGCGGCGCGCTGACAGCAACGACTTCTTCACGCCCTTCATCGCAGCCGAGCGCGTGCGCAGCACGAGGTGGTCGGGATGCACGCAGAGCTCGCAATGGCACTTCACGCCGACCTGTCGGCCAGCCGGCACGGCGCCACGGGTGAGAACCCACAGCACGCGCCGGACGTTGTACACGCGCCCTTTCCGGCCACCGAGCTTCACCTGAGGGTGCTTGCCGCCCTGCGCGTGGCCGGTCCATTCAAGGCACTCGCCGCACGGCTCGGTGTGCTTTAGCAGGCGCGCCAGCGTGAGCTCCTCGAACAGCTGGGTCTCGGAATCCCACGGATTGATTGCGGGGATCATGCGAGCTCCGGGGCGGTTTGGAACGCGGTGTCGTTCACGGCGCGCGTATCGGCGAACAGCTCCGCGGCGACCGCGAGGCGCGTGCGGTGCATATCGCGCAGCACGTTGATGGTCCTCGCCTCGGCGCCGGCACGCGCGGCGACGTTGAGGACGTGGAGCTTGGACTGGGCATCGGCCGCCATCGCGGCCACCTGGGTGAGCGTCATGCGGGAACTCCTTCGACCCGCGCACGCACGCGGGCCGTGTATGCGGCAAAGCTCTCGCCCTGCCCGATCTGAAACTTGTATTCGTCCCAAGGCCCCATGCCGAACTCGGCAGCCTTCGCGACGATGCTGGAGCGAGTGGCATCCCACAGGCCGACCTGCACGCCGGGCCCAGCGGCGATGGCGGCGGCTTCGTTGAGTTGGCGGCGCACGATGCCGAGCAGGTAGGCCATGCCCTTCGGGGGCTTCGCGTCGACGCAGACGGCAGCAGCCGCCTCGAACGTCTCCACGGTCACGCCTTTGGCGATGAATGCCAGCAGCTCGGGATTGGACGGGTTGGCATCGGCAATGCCCTTCGCACGGATGGCCCGGCACACCTCCCCTGCCTTCGTTGGGCTTTGCCCATCGACCCCCACCGACCCGGACGTAGATCGGATAGCGGGGGGTGTTTCTTCTTTACTGGTACTGGTTCCGGTTCTGGTTCCGGTGTCGTCTCTCCCGGGGTCGCTCAGGCCGGAGTCCTTCGGGCGTCCATCGTCTGTCCCGTGGGACAAATCAGGATTTACATGGGACGCTGCCGACCTTTCCGCGTCCATCCGGGCGCGGTACGCCGCCTTCCGGGTGCGGTCCTTGTCGCGCGCCGCGATCATCTCGATCACGCGCTTCGTCACGGTGTCGTGGTATAGGCGCCCGTCGTCGGCCAGCCACCAGCCGCGCATGAGCACCGCGCGGTGCTTGCTGAACGCCTTCATGGGCATGCCAATGCGCGCGGCGATCAGCTCGTCGGAATTTGAGAGCGAGCCGCATGGCTCTTGCCGCCAAGCTGTGAGCCACAGCATCAGCAGCCAGGGGCGCACCTCCGCCGGCGCCAGCGTCCACGTGTCGGACTGCTCGATGCGCTCGTGGTCGAGCTCGAAGCGCCAGCCCTTGGCCCGCGTGTCAGCGGGGTATGGAACGGGACGGGTCACGCGGCAGCCCTCTCCTGTCCCGCGTCGCGGTAGTTGGCCGCCACGATCGCGCGCGCCAGCGGCGGACACACGCTGTTGCCGCACATGCGCACCTGGGCGGTCTTCGTCATCGGCTCGCCCTTGGCGCCGCGGTCGATGATGTAGGTGTCGGGGAAGCCCTGGGCGCGGTACAGCTCGCGCGGCGAGAGCATGCGCAGGCCTATGTCGACGATCGCGTACTGCTCGCCCTTGACGGTCACCAGCGCGAAGCGGTCCTTGGTCGTGACGGTGTGCAGCGGCTCGTCGAGCTTCGGATCTTGGTCGGTGCCGTAGTACTTGAGCAGGAAGGCGCGCACCTCGGCGAAGTGCGTGCCCTGGGCGCTCACAGTGTGCAGCGGCTCATCGGCGGCCTGCGCCGTGCTGGTGCCACGTAGCTTGACGAGGTTGCTCGTTACCACTGCCGCGGGCATGCCGGATGCCGTGACGGTATTCAGCGGCTCGCCCACATCGCGCACGCCATGGCTCCAGCGCTTCGCGCCGTTGGCGCTCTGCTCGCCATGGCCCATGTGCACAAGGTGAGCGGCCACGAGACTGTGGTGGTCCGTCGTCGTCACGGTGCCGAGCGGTTCGGGCAGCTCGCTGCCCACAACGCCCGTGTAGTGCTTCGCAAGGAAGGCCGCCACCAGCGCATGCTTCTGCCCGTCAACCGCGGTGCCGAGCGGCTTCTCAACCCCGGGCACGCGCGGCGCCTGGCCGGGGCGCTCGCCGTAGCCGGTCTGCACGAGGGTGGGAACCACCAGCGCATGCGCGCCGCCCTTCGGGTTTGCGGTCACCGTTGTCAGCGGCTCGCTGCTTGCATTCACGCGCTCGCCGCTCCAGTTCGCGATCGGCACGATGAATGGCTCAGCCGTCTCGACGACGTAGCGCATCACCCCTTTCGCGACGCGGCGCAGCGTGGCGTCGGCCAGGGGCCGCTTCCGGTCGAAGATCGACGGGCACGGGATGCTCCAGTCGATGCACTCGGCCGCGGTGCGCCATGGCTTGAGCTTGCGCACGCGCACCGGCAGCGTGCCAGCCTTGCCGTGCGTCGGCTCGGGCCAGACGATCGGTTCGCCGTCGCAACGGAAGACGCCGAACAGGCGCCTTCGGATGGTCGGGGTGTTGTAGTCAGCGGCGCGCAGCTCGCGAAACTCGCCCACGTAGCCCTGCGCCTCGATGCGCGCGCGCCACTCGCGGAACAGCTCGCCGGCGCGCTCGGGGATCGGGTAGTTGTTCTCGTCGAGCGGGCCCCAGGTTTTGAACTCCTCGACGTTCTCCATGCAGATGATGCGCGGGTGCACCTTCTCGGCCCACTCGGCGATCACGTTGGCGAGGCCGCGGATCTTCTTCGACACCGGCTTGCCGCCCTTCGCCTTGGAGAAGTGCTTGCAGTCCGGGGATGCCCACAGCAGGCCGATCGGCTGGCCGCCGGTCACATCGAGCGGGTCGACCTCGAACACGTCGCAGGTGTAGTGCTTGGTCTGCGGGTGGTTGGCCTCGTGCAGCGAGACGGCCTCGGGGTCGTGGTTGACCGCGATGTCCACGTGCCGGCCGATGGCCTGCTCGATGCCGGTGCTGGCGCCGCCGCCGCCGGCGAAGAGGTCGACCACCAGCTCAGCCGCGATCGGCAGGACGAATTGAGGGGTCAGCATGCGGTGCCCCCTTCCATCGACGCATCGTTCGCCGCCGCAGCGCGGCCGCGGCCGACGGCCTTCGTGGCGCGGAACTCGAACAGGCCGGCAAAGGGCGGTCGCATCAGCGCGAACAGGCGCGCGAGGTACGGCGTGTGCCAGTCGTTCAGCTTCCACGGTCCGCCGCGCTCGGCCAGCGCCGAGTTGTGGCGCAGCACCTCGATGATGGTGCGCGCGCTGTAGTGCTTGAAACCGCGCGCGACGACGCGCAGCGCCTCGCGCTCGAAGGCGTCGTAGACGTGCAAGTTCTCGGGCAGGTAGGCCAGGAATTCCGGTGTGAAGTGTTCGGCGTGCTGGCGCGCCACTTCGAGCGGGTGCCAAGTGGTTGGAGTGGGATTCAAACTGCCCTCCCCTGGCCGCCGCTGAATTCGGGGCCCTCAATCCGCCCTGTCAGCACGCGCAGCGCTTCGCTACGCTCCTGGTCATGCATCAGCTTCTCAGCCGCCATCGCCCGATAGGTCTTGCCGTAGCAGGTGAGGTAAACGAAATCGCGCAGCAGCCCCGCAGGGCTCGTGCCGCTCAGGGAGCATTGATGCTGGAACACTTCGAGGGTGCGCTCGTCGACCTTGGTCTTCAGGTCTTCCGTCAGCTTTCCGAGCGCGCCAATGATGGGACGGGCGAATGCCGCGTCGTCGTCGTCTTGGAGAATGGACATGTGGAACTCGTGATGCGGATGCGGGGGTCAGGCGAGCGCCAGCTCTGCGGAGCGCTCGCGGAACACGTCTTCGAAGGTGGCGCGGCGCCAGTGCCCCGCCGGGAATGGGTTGGCCTGCTCGAGGTCTTCGCCTCGGTCAGCGGCAGCCCGGGCGAGGTCAGCGACCTCGGAATGGCTCAGTGAAGCGAGGGCCTTGATGTGCATCACGCGCCCTCCTTCGCCGCCGATGGGGTGCGTGCCGCAACCATCGATTCGAGGCTGACCGCGCCGCCGCTGAAATCCCGAACGGAGAACATGAACTTCGGCGGGACGCCATCGGCGGCCATTTGGCTCACCCGCCCCACAGAAACGCCGAGGTGTGCGGCCAGCGCAGTGCATCGCCCGCGCTCCTCGTCTAGCCATTGTTTCAGGTTCATGCCAGAACTTTAGATGACTCTAAAGCTAAGAGTCAAGATATTTCTAAAGTCCGGGGGTTTACTCTTTCCTAAACATGGACGACACAACCCTCTACCGAAAGCGCCGGCTGCGCGAGCTCATTGCGCAGGCGCCTTATCACGGAAGCCAAAGGGCTTTCGGGGAGCGAGTTGGGCTCACAGAGGGGCGGGTGTCGCAGCTGGTCGACGACAAGCACAGCTTCGGCGAGCGGTCGGCTCGCAACATCGCGACGGAACTGCACCTGGACGAGCGCTACTTCGAGCCCGGCATCGTTGAAACTGAATTCGTCCAGGTCCGCCGGGCGGACGTCTCGTTCTCGAACGGGCTCGGCAAAGTCGTCTACCACGTTGACGACAAGCCGCCCCTCTCGTTTCGCTCTGACTTCCTTCGCAAGCTTGGAATCGCGCCGGGAAAGGCTGTGGTCGTGGATGCCGATGGAAACAGCAACACGCCCAAGATCCTCGAAGGCTCGGTGGTCCTGGTGGACACCGCTGACAGGACCAACCTGAACGGAGATTTTTTCGCCTTTCGCGATGGCGACGAACTCCTCATCAAGAGGCTGAGCATCCTGGAAGGCATTGGCGTCCTGGCTACTGCCGAGAACCCAGACTTCAAACCGAAGAGCAAGGTCTACCAGGACCCCGAATCGTTCGAGGTCATCGGCCGATGCCGATGGACCGGCGTCGAGCTTTAGATCTCCACGCGCGAACCCCGTTCGTGCGCTCGGCGAGCGCCGCGCGCACTTCGCTCCAGTGCCCACGCCCCAAAACTTTAGATTTTTCTTGACTCTCTAATTTAGACTGTTCTAAAGTGCGTCCCGCGGCCATCGATCGGCCCGCGAGGAGCGCAAATGCAGAACAACCCCGGGCGAGCTGCCCATCCCACAGCGGCCGTGCCGCCGCCCTGCCCCGAGTTCACCGAAGCTGAGCTCGCGGCTCTTGATCGCGCGCATGCCAAGGCCAAAACGTCGGGCGCACTGATCCGCCTCGAAGTCGAGGCCGCCATGCGCATGGACCCTGTGCACTCGCAAGGTTTCGCATGAACGCAATCCTGCGAGCCCAGCTGTTGGAGATTCAAGGCCAGATCGCGGCACTGCGCCGCTTCTATGCCGACGTGCGCGCTGCGCGCGCCGCCGTCTCGTTGTCCTGGGCGGCCGCATGAAGCGCCTCGGCTACTCCTTTCCGCTCGTGCCGGCCGCGCCTGGTGAGACCACCTTCGCCGGCACCGTCAACGCCGACGATCACCGCTCCGGCCTCATGCCGCGCACGCTGGAACAGGCGTTCGGCCCCGGCCAGCGCAGCAGCACCGTCGCGCTGCACATCGTTGTGCCGCGCCGCCAGCATCTCTTCGACAAAGCCGCCGCGATCGCGTCGGCTCTCGTCGCCTGCCTCTCCGTCCTCGCCCTCCTCATCTTCGAAAGGATCGCATCGTGAGCGTTCGCCTCGTGCACCCGCCTCGCGCCGCCGCCGGCGGCACTCCCCCCTTGTCCGGCCAATTCCCGGCCGCGGCAAACGACGCACACGTCGACGAGCCGCGCGGCCTGTGGTTCCCCTCTTGCGCGCCCGACCTCGCTGTTGTTGGCGTGATCGTCCTGCTGCTCCTGCTGGCCTCCGTGCTGCTCGGCATGTACGAGCCCGCGCCGCGCGCCGAATGGTTCTCGATGTGGGGCATCGCGAAGTGAGCACCGCCGAAGCCCTCATCACGCGCGACGTGTTCGCGCGTCACACGGACAAGGACGGCAACACCTACGTGGAGCAACACCGCGTCTGGGACGCCGACCTCTTCTTCAACGCGCACCGCGCCCACGCCGCCCGTGAAGGCGGCAAGGCCGACATCCAGCAAATCACCGAAGACCAGTACCGGAAGGAGCGCAAGTGAACGCCACCACCACAACCGAAACCAGCGCGCTCGCGCTGAGCAGCAGCGCGTCGGCGGGCGCACTGCTGATGGACACCAGCAGCATGGAGCGCCTCGAGCGCCTCGCCGACCTCATGGCAAGCGGCAAGACCACCGTGCCGACGCACCTGCGCGGCAGCAAGGGCGACTGTTTCGCCATTTGCTTGCAGTCGATGCAGTGGGGCATGAATCCCTTCGCCGTCGCGCAGAAAACGCATCTGGTGAACGGCACGCTGGGCTACGAAGCGCAGTTGGTCGCGGCAGTCATCAACTCCAGCGGCGCCGTGAAAGAGCGCTTCCGCTTCGAGTGGTTCGGCGAATGGACCAAGATCGTCGGCAAGTTCAAGGAGGTGGAGTCGAAGACCAAGAAGGACGACAACGGCCACCCCAAGAAGTACATCGTCCCTGCCTGGAAGCAGGAAGATGAGCACGGCCTGGGCGTGCGCGTCTGGTCCACGATCAAGGGCGAGAGTGAGCCTCGTGTGCTGGAGCTGCTGATGACGCAGGCGCGCACGCGCAACAGCACGCTGTGGACGGAAGACCCGAAGCAGCAACTCGCCTACCTGGCGCAGAAGCGCTGGGCCCGCCTTCATGCGCCCGACGTGATCCTGGGCGTCTACACACCGGATGAACTGACCGAGCCGGGCGAGAAGTTCATGGGCATGGTCGATGAAGTCGCGGGCGCCGCGGCCGCGCCACCGGCGCCGCCGAAGCACTACGACCAGGCGAAGTTCGACTCGAACCTGCCGGAATGGACGAAGGTCATCCAGTCCGGGCGCAAGACCGCCGAGGACTTCATCCAGTTCGCGGCGACCCGCGGCGAGCCATACACCGACGCACAGCAACAGGCGCTGCGCGCGGTGAAGAAGACGGGCGGCGCCACCGACGTGGAAGCCAAGCAGACGCCGCCTGCACCCGCCGCCGAGCCGATGACGTATGCCCACGTCGCCGACCGCATCACCAAGGCCCAGTCGCTCGACCACCTCAACGGGATGGACGAGCTGATCGGCGCCGTGCCGGACGGACAGCAGCGCGCCGAGTTGGCCGAACTGCTGGCCCAGCGCACCGCCGAACTGCCGTTCTGAGGAGCACCACACCATGGAAATCATCAACCTCGTTCAAGGCAGCCCGGAGTGGCATGCCCACCGCGCCACCCACTTCAACGCCTCCGACGCGCCCGCCATGATGGGCGTCAGCCCGTACAAGACCCGTGCCGCACTGGTGCGCGAACGCGCCACCGGCCTCACCGAAGAGGTGGACGCGCACACGCAGCGCCGCTTCGACGCGGGTCACCGCTTTGAAGCTCTGGCCCGGCCGCTCGCCGAGAAGATCATCGGTGAAGAGCTGGCACCGCTGGTTGGCGCGCAGGCCGTCTACTCGGCCTCCTTCGACGGCCTCACCTTCATGGGTGACACCGCGTTCGAGCACAAGCTGCTGGGCAAGCGCCTGCAGGATGCGATGTTCGAAGGCTGCACCGGCGCCGACCTGCCTATGGACTATCAGGTGCAGATGGAGCATCAGTGCATGGTGGCTGGCACGGTCGAACGCACGCTGTTCCTCGCGTCGCACTGGGCCGATGACGGCACGCTGATCGAGGAACGGCACTGCTGGTACACGCCCAACCTCGAACTGCGGGCGCGCATCGTCGCGGGCTGGCAGCAGTTCGAGGCAGACGTGGTGGCCTACGTGCCCGAGCCCGCGGCGGCGCCGGCACCTGTGCCGAAGACCGTGTCGAACCTTCCCGTTGTTTTCGACATGCGCGTGGAGGGTCGCGTCATCGCGTGCAACCTCGACCAGTACAAGCCGGCCGCGCTGGCGTACATCGGGGCGATCAACACGGAGCTGACGACCGATCAAGACTTCGCGGACGCCGAGGCTGACGCCAAGTTCTGCCGCGACTCGGCCGCCAAGCTGAAGCTCGCCATCGAGCAGGCGATGGGGCAGATGGGCGACATCAATGCGGCCATCGGCACGGTGCGCGAGATCGCCGGCGCGTTCGACGCCAAGGGCCTGGCGCTGGAGAAGCTGGTCAAGTCGGAGAAGGAAGCCCGTCGCGAGGCCATCGTGCACAAGGCGATCACGGCGCAGCGTGAGCACGCCGCCGCGCTGTCGGCGCGCCTCGGGGGCGACTACCTGCCGACCATCCCGACCGACTTTGCGGGAGCGATCAAGGGCAAGCGGAACCTCGACAGCATGGAGGATGCGGTTGCGACCGTGCTGACGCAGTACAAGCTCGCCGCGAACGAAGCGGCTGACCGCATCGACGCTAACCTGAAGGCACTGGCCGCACACCAGCAGCTGGTGTTTCTGTTTCCGGACACGCGCGTGCTGGTCGCGAAGGCGCCCGACGACCTGCAGGCGGTTATCAAGGCCCGCATCGCCGAGCACGAGGCGAAGGAGCGCGCTCGCCTTGAGGCCGAGCGCGAGCGCATCCGCGCCGAAGAGCAGACGCGGGCCGACGCCGCCGCGCGCGCCGAACTGGAGCGGCAGCGCGCCGCAGATGAAGAGGCCCGGGAAGCTGCTGCCGCTTCGCCACCCGCCCCGATCGCCGCGCCAGCCCAGCCCGCCCTCACCCCGGCGCCTCAGTTGCAGGCAATCGAACGCGCGCCGGCCGCGAACGAGCCGGCCGCCAGTGCCGGCGGCGTGCCCACGCTGCGCATCGGCGACATCGCCGCGCGCCTCGGCTTCAACCTGACCGCCGAGCAACTGCGCTCCCTCGGCATCGAGCCTGCAGCGCGTGAGCGCGGCGCCACGCTGTACCACGAACACCAGTTCCCCGCGCTTTGCGCCGCCGTCGCGCGTCGCGCCACCGAAGCCGCCGCCGCGCACGCGCAGCGCCTGGCCGCCTGACAAACCCACCACAGGAGCCACCACATGCCCAAGACCTTCGCCGCGCCCGCGGCTTTCAACGAACCCTCCGAGCAGCTCGACATCGCGCTGACGCCCGTCAGTTCCAACCAGGTGGCAGCCGTGGGCTACGACCAGGCCACCAACACCCTCGCCGTGACCTTCACGCGCGGGCCGGGCCACACCTACCAGTACCCCAACGTCTCGCCCGAACTGCACAACCAGTTCATGGAGGCCGAGTCGAAGGGCAGTTTCTTCGGGACACACATCAAGCCGCTGCCCTTCAAGAAGTTCTCCGCGGCCAAGGCCGACTGACCACTTTCTGGGCGACACGTCGGGCGGGACAACCCTCCTCCTCCCTCCTCCACTTCCCGGCCGACCCGCGCGAGCGGCGCCCGCTTTTCTTCCCTCAACCACCAGAAAGGTGAACATGCCCGAAGTATTGAAATCCCCCACGCCGCAGGCCCGGCGGCAGAGCTTCTCGGAGTTCCTCGAGGCGCTGGACTATGGCGCCATTTCCGACGAGGCCACGCACGAGCTCAACGAGTTGGTGCACGCCTGCACCGAGACCGGCAAGGCCGGCGAAATCGTGCTGGCCATCAAGATCAAGCCGGTGGGCAAGGCCGGCCAGGTCGAGCTTGACAGCGACCTCAAGGTGAAGAAGCCGAAGCCCGTCCGCGGCAAGACGCTGATGTTCGCCACCCCCGAAAACAACCTGCAGCGCGAAGACCCGCGGCAGCGCACGCTGGACGGCGTGAAAACCGTGGCCGAAGAGGTCCGCCCTGCCGTGCGCGCGGTGTCCTGAGACCTGCGCCCTCCTTCATCCAACCTCTGAGATTTTCCCAATGAGCAACGACAACACCAACCATATCGCCGCCGCGCTGGAGGCAGGTGCAGGCCTGAGCGCCATGAAGGCGGCCGAGCTGGACAACCTCAAGAACGCCTTCCCCTACGTGCTGGTGCCCGAGGGCTACAGCTTCGAGGGCAAGGAAGAGATCCTGCCCGCTCCCCTGCGCAAGCGGGGCATGACCACGCTGCACGATGCCGTCAGCTTCATTTCCGTGGTGAACGACCAGAAGGGCGCGGGCACGCGCCTCTACTCGACCATCAACCCGCCGACCTTCCACGCGGTCTTCAACGACCACGCGGATGAGCCCGGCTGGCGCGACCACGCGGCGCGCTACAACGCGCCGCTGTCCCCCGAGTGGAAAACCTGGACGGGCATGAGCGGCCGGCATCAGACCCAGACCGACTTCGCGCAGTTCATCGAGACCAATCTGCCGGACATCGCAACGCCGCTCGGCGCTGTGGTGCTCGAAGTGGCTCGCACGCTCGAAGCGAAGAAGAAAGTGAACTTCGCGTCCAGCGTCCGCCTGTCGGATGGTTCTACCCAGTTCACCTACGAAGAAGACGTGCAGGGCTCGGCGCAGAAGGGCCAGCTCCAGGTGCCCGAGGTCTTCGTGCTCGCCATCCCGGTGTTCGAGAACGGCGAGCTCTGGAAGGTCGAAGCGCAGCTGCGCTATCGCATCGCCGACGGCGGCAAGCTGACCATCTGGTACGAGCTCGTGCGCCCGCACAAGGTCATCGAGGCCGCGGTCAAGGAACTGCGCGCCACGATCGCGGCCGAGACCGGCCTGCCCATCCTCGTCGGCTCGCCGAGCTGACCTCCCTGCCCGCGCACTCGCGGCGCGGGCGTTCCGCAGGAGCGAGAAACCATGAACGAAACCAGCAAGATCCCGGTACGCCGCCGGGGGCCTGCGCCTGCAGCCGCTCGGCGGGAAGCGAGACGGTGGCGACAGGCCAAAGTGGTGCAAGCGCCCGGCGATCATCATGCTGCGCGCCGCAAATCGCATCGCCGTGCCGTGTGCGGCGGCCTTCTGAATTTCACAGCCTCCGCGATCGACAGCCGCACCTCCGGACGCTGCCCAAGCACGGGGGCCATCCGATGGACGCAATGACCATGAGCTCCCTGCCTTTTCTCTCGGACGACGAGATCCATGAGATCTGCGCGCCGCTGGTCGTGCCGGGCTATCAGATCAAGTACCTGACGAAGCTGGGCCTCGTCGTGCACCGCAAGCCCAACGGCAGGCCCCTCGTTGCCCGCGGCGAGTTCGAACGGGTGATGATCGGTCGCCGGCCCGAACCCACGCACAATGCGGCCCCTGGGCAGCCCGACCGGGCCGCCCTTCTGCAAGTCATCCGAGGAGGCAAGCGTGGGGCGCAAGCGCAAGGACGATAGCCTCGGCCTGCCGAACCGGGTTTACCTCCGGTCCGGCACCTTCTACTACGCCCACCCGGGCGGCAAGTGGGAGAACCTCGGCAAGGATCTGGCGGTGGCCAAGAAGCGCGCCGAGCACTACGCCGACCCGACCGGCACCTACGGCACGATGTCGTGGTTCCTCGATCAGTTCATCATCGACTGCGAGCAGCGGGTGCGCGCCAAGACCATGTCTCAGCGCACGCTCGACGACTACCGGGGCGCGCTCGACTATCTCAAGCCCTACTTCGGCAAGATGCTGCCGTCCGAAGTTGGCCCGCACCACGTGACCGACTATCTCGACATCGGCGCGAAGGAAGGCCGCGGCGTACGCGCCAACCGCGAGCGCGCCTGCCTGTCGTCCTGCATGAGCTGGATGCTGCGCAACAATCACGGCGGCTTCAAGGTGAACCCCTGCATGCGTGCGAGCGGCGTGCAGCGCAACCCAGAAACCGAGCGCGAGCGCTACGTGACCGACGAGGAATATCAAGCCGTCTTCAACGCGAGCACGCGCGCCGTGCGCCTGATGATGGAGCTGGTCTACCGCACGCTGCAGCGGCCCGAGGTCGACGTCCTGAGCTGGACCCCCGCCAACATCATCAGGAAGGCTGGCAAGCCCGTGCTGCACTTCCGCCAGAGCAAGACCGGGCGCCTGATCGACATCGCGCTCGAGGGCCGCCTGGGCGAGATCGTCACGGCCGCCGTTGGCGAGGTGCCGGTGCTGCATCAGCCGATCGTGCACACCCTCAAGGGCACCCGCTACACCTATGACGGGATCTCGGCCATGCTGAAACAGGCTCAGGATCGCGTGCGCGACACCGTCCCGGTGCTCAAGAACATGCCGTCGTTCGGGTTCCGAGACCTCAAGGGCAAGGGGGCGACGGACCTGTGGCTGAACGACCATCCGATCGAGCGCATCCAACTGCTCTGCGGCCATAAACAAAAGACCACAACCGAGAAATACATCAAGGCTAGGTGGCGCGAAACGGCGGTTCCGAATGCGTTAAGAATCGGCGGCTGA